CCGACGAGGAATTCGGGCGGCTCATGCGCTGGACGATAAAACTAAATATCACCGGGGACGATGATCGCGAATCCCTCACCGGCAATGAGCTATTCTATGCGCAACGGTGCGCGAACGTGCTGAAGCGTTATAACGATAGCTATGATGACATATCAAACGCGCGTCGAGAGGCCGGGAAAAAGGGCGCACAATCGCGGTGGAGCGATGGCAAAATCATGGCAAACGATAGCAAAAATGGCAAAGCCATTTTGCCATATAGCAAAAATGGCAATACCAATACCGAAGCCAATACCAATACCGAAACCAAAACCGATAGTTCCCCCACTACCGTGGGAGGAACAAGAAAAACGCGCCCGAGCGCGTTTGTGCCGCCAAGCTATGACGAGGTGGCTGATTATTGCCGGGAGCGGTGCAATCGTGTGGACGCTCAGGGTTTTGTCGATTTCTACACGGCAAAAGGCTGGATGGTCGGCAAAAACCGCATGAAGGACTGGCGGGCCGCTGTACGCAACTGGGAGCGCTCAGACGATGGCGGCAGGGGCCGTGGCCCCTCCAGTGCGGTGGATGCAGCGCCGCGCGATGACACCAAGACCCTGGAGCAGATGGAGCGTCTTCGGACCAAAATGAACGGAGGTAGTGCAGATGGGTAAACCATCGAGAGACAAGGGCAAGCGGGGGGAGCTGGAAGTTGCGGCTTTACTGCGCTCAAGAGGATTTGACGAGGCACGACGGGGCCAGCAATATCACGGAGGGCCGGATAGCCCAGACGTGGTAGGATTGCCCGGCATACACATCGAGGTCAAGCGGGTGGAGACATTCCACCTGTGGGACGCTTTGGAGCAGTCCACACGGGACGCAGAGCACAGCGGAGAGATGCCGATCATCTTCCACCGCCGGAATGGCAAGCCGTGGGTAGTGATCTCCATGGCAGATGATTGGCTGAGGCTTTACAGGGCCAGCGGAATGTGGACACCGGAGCCAGACCCCGGAGAACGCCGGCCCAGCTACGGCGAGCTGTACACACTGAATTGCCAGTATCGGGACAAGGTTGCGGGACTGGAGGCGAAGAACTCCGAACTGTTGCAGAAATTGCAAGAGTTGAAAGGCGGCGGCGATGTATGAGACGCTGTGCTGGAGTTGCCTAAACGCCGTACCAGACCCGGCCCATGGTATCGGGTGTGAGTGGAGCGAGAGCAAGGCCACCGTGCCCGTGCCAGGATGGGAGGCGGAATACAGGCCGATGCTTAACGGCGGCGGTGGGAAGCATGATGTCCCGTCTTATCGCGTTATAAAATGCCCCGAGTACATCAACGATAGTCCGCGATACGAAAAAGATATCCCGAATGTGTATCACGACCAGCTGAAATACATCCAAAATATCTATTCTGCGTGGGACAAGGAGACAGGAGAGTTAATTGCAAGCGGGACGGCTGAGGAATTGGCTGTTACGCTGGGGTACATCTGCGGTAATGTCATCAGGGCGATGGTAAATCATCGCGGAAAGTACAAAATTACAAAAGAGAGGATAAAACGGTGAGCGGAATTGGAACATCGTCAAAGGACGAAATTGGTTACATATTGCGAAATATTAGCAAGGCGGCGCTGTTGGAGCAGCTTACGGAGGAATGCACGGAGCTGGCCAAGGCGGCGCTGAAGTTGGCCCGGATAGAGCGTGACGAGAACCCAACGCCCGTCACAAGGGATGAGGCGATTGAGGCGCTGTGGGAGGAGATCGCAGACGTGAACACATGCATCACCCTTCATCTGGCGGACTGCGATTTTAAAACTGAATACGTCCAGGAGATTGTTGACACCAAGAAAATCCATCGCTGGGCTGAGAGAATCCGAGAAAAGAAGGAGCGTGACGGCGATGGAGGCTAACAAGGAGTATCGCCTGGTCGTCCGTGGGCGTGGCTGGTATTGCAACTTGCCTAATAGGACAGAGGTGAAAGCCTGTGAAACCGGATGAAGCTTTCGCCGCCAATCTGCGGCATGAGCGGGAGCGGCGGCGGCAGAATCGAAAGGCAATGGCGGAGTGCGTGGGCCTCTCGAAAAACTGCATCGCCCGGTATGAACGGCTGGAAAGGGTGCCGGATATTAACGCAGCCTGTGAGATCGCCGACTACCTGGGCGTGAGTTTGGACTTGCTTTGTGGGCGTGGAGAAAAATAAATTTTTAAATTTCCCCCATTTGGGGGAACGGCATATTAAAAATGTGATACGTTAGGTGGAGATATAGCGCTTGGGCATGTGCTGTGTCTCCTCCTTTTTTGTTGCCCCTGCGGCGGGGGAAATCGTCGCGAAATGAAAGGCAGCCGGGCATAGTAGACACCCGGCGTGGGTGGGTATGGGGTTATTTGATTTTGACATTGACTATATCGGCGATGACGTTTTTGACGCTGAGCCCGAGCCGGTGACGGCGATGACGGCAAAAGAAAAGGCCGTGTTTAGCGTTTACGCTGGGGCTGATTTGCTGGCCCGAGGCGTACAGCTTCCGGGGCCGGGTGAAGCGCTCCGGATGATAAGCTATGCGGGCCAGTTTTCCAGCTGTTCCGTGGTGCTGTGGATTGCGGGGCAGACCAAAATTAACAGCCTGTATATTACGACTTTGCGAGTGGGAAAGAAGGAATTGCAGGCGCTGTGTTCCCTGCGAGACGATGACCGCCTGGGCGATGTGCATTTCATTTTGAGCGGCATATCGAAAGAGAACACACGAGGCGGTAAGGACTACGGCTATACGGACAATTTCGAGAAGACCTGCGCCGACTACGGGTTTACTTGGCGGTACGAGAAAAACCACAGCAAAGTCATCTTGCTGGACACCGAGGCTGGGAAAATCACCGTGGAAACGTCGAGCAATTTTAACGAGAACCCGAAGGTGGAGCAATTTTGTATCACCCGGGATGCTGGCGTGTATGAATTTTATAAAGGCGGGTTATTTGCGTGAGCGATATGAATTTGGTGCGGCGAAAGCTGAAAGAGCTAATGCCTTATGAAAAGAACCCACGGCGGAACGACAAAGCGGTTGACGCTGTGGTGGAGAGCATAAAGCAATGCGGCTATGTTGCCCCGATCATCGTTGACGAGGACGGCGTTATATTGGCGGGGCACACCCGGTATAAGGCGTTGAAGAAGCTGGGCCGGGATGAGGCCGAGGTAATTGTCCGTGATGGCCTGACCGATGAGCAGAAACGCAAATACCGATTGCTGGACAATAAGACCAACGAGCTGGCAGAGTGGGACTTTGACCTGCTGGCGGAGGAACTGGACGGGCTGAATTTTGACGGATTTGATTTTGGGTTTGACATCGGAGAACCAAAAAATGGTACAAAGAACCAGTATACAAAGGCGATCAATCTCCCGCAGTACGAACCAACTGGCGCGAAATTTGCGGCAAGCCAGGTTTATGACGCATCAAAGGTTCGAGATCTGATTTGTGAAATAGAAAATTCTGGCGTTTCTTCCGAGGAAAAAGATTTTTTGAAGGCGGCGGCATGGAGACACTGCGTTATAAATTTTGAAAAGGCGGCGGAACTGTATGCCAATGCTTCTCCGGAAATGCAGGGATTGATGGAGCATTCGGCACTTGTGATTATTGATTATGACAACGCGATAGCAAACGGGTTTACGAAACTGACGGCTGCTCTTGACGAACTCATGGATGATGATATGGATGGAACGTAAATTTGCGGCGTTGGTTCTGACGCACGGCAGAGCGAACAACGTCATGACGGTAAAGACATTGCGAAAGCATGGATATACTGGCGAAATTTACATCGTCATAGATGATGAGGATGAGCAGGAAGAGGACTACCGGCGCATTTACGGTGACCATGTAAAACAGTTTCGCAAAGAAGCGCAATGCCGGAAGGTTGATCGGATGAACATTGACGTCATGCGGAAAGTAATCCTTTACGCCAGGAATGCGGCATTCGAGATTGCGGAAGAAATTGGGCTAACTCATTTCGTAGAGTTAGACGACGATTACAAGTCGTTCGAGTGGAGATGGGGACAAGACGGCAAATTAAAAGTTGCCAAGATAAAAAATCTTGATGCAGTTTTTGCGTGCATGCTGGATTTTTTGGATGCGACTAATGCGTTAACTGTAGCCCTTGCGCAAGGTGGTGACTTTGTTGGCGGTAGCAATGGTGGGATCGCGAAAAACAAAATCTCGCGGAAAGCAATGAATTCGTTTTTCTGCCGGGTAGATAGGCCGTTTCAGTTTGTCGGCGCAATCAACGAGGACGTGAACACATATGTTTCCAGAGGTAACAGAGGGGATTTGTTTTTCACCGTTGGGCAAGCGAGTTTGACGCAGGCGCAAACGCAAAAACAAAGTGGAGGAATGACCGCTGAATATTTGGACAAGGGGACGTATGTGAAGTCATTTCACACGGTTATGATAGCGCCATCGTGCGTAAAAATTAGTGAGATGGGAAACAAACAAAAGCGCATACATCACAATGTATTGTGGCGGTATGCAGTGCCGAAAATTTTGAACGAGAAATGGAAAAGTGAGGTGATAGCGTTTGGCGATGGGCAGACCACGCAAGGAGATAAATAAAAAATCGTTTGAAAGGCTTTGCTCCGTGCAATGCACCGAGGAAGATGTCTGCGACATTCTCGAGGTCTCCGACAAGACGCTGAACGCCTGGTGCAGGAAAGAGTACGGCGGGAAAACTTTTTCCGAGGTTTTTGCACAAAAAAGGAAATCCGGCATTGCTTCCCTGCGTTCAGCGGGTTTTAAACACGCAATCGAGGACGGCGGGGCCGTGCTGATTTTCCACCTTAAAAACTACTGCGGCATGAGCGATAATCCGCAATCTGCCATAGATACCGAGGACAGCGGAGCCTATTTCGAGGCGGCGGGCCTGGACGATGATACAGCGGACGATTGAGCCAGCGTTTGGTGACAAACACAAGGCCTACATACAGCGGGCGGTTAGATCGACCATCAGCGTGGCCGAGGGCGCTGTCCGTGCTGGTAAGACGGTGGACAATATAGCCGCCTTTGCGTGGCTGATTGAAAAGGGTGTACCGGACAAGATACACCTTGCAACGGGCAGTACGAGCGCTAACGCCAAGCTCAATATAGGCGATGCAAACGGCCTGGGGCTTGAGTACATCTTCCGGGGCCGGTGCCATTGGACGAAGTACAAGGGCAACGACGCACTGGTCATCAAGTCACACGGGCGTGATTATGTGGTGATATTTGCCGGGGCCGCAAAAGCTGACAGCTTTAAAAAAATAAGGGGCAACAGCTACGGAATGTGGATTGCAACGGAGATCAACTTGCACCACGAGGACACCATCAAAGAGGCGTTTAACCGTCAGCTGGCGGCGAAGGTGCGAAAAGTCTTTTGGGATTTGAACCCCAGCGCCCCAGGTGCTTGGATATATACGCAATATATAGATAGATTTGCTGACCAGTATGGGCGGCGCTACAATTACGAGCATTTTACAATCCGGGATAATGCGACAATAACGCCCCAGCGGCTGGCTGAGATTGAGGCGCAATATGACCCTGGCAGTATTTGGTACAAGCGGGATATCGAGGGCCAGCGGTGCATAGCAGAGGGCCTGGTGTACCCCATGTTTGACGCCGGAAAGCACGTCTTGGAGGCGTTGCCGGAGACCAGCGGCGATTATTATGTGAGTTGCGACTACGGCATCCAAAACGCTACAGTGTTCCTCCTGTGGCGCAAGGAAGCGGCTACAGGGCGCTGGATAGCCATAGACGAGTATTATTACTCAGGGCGTGAGGAAAGCAAGCAGATAACCGTCAGCGAGCTTGTGGATGGCTTCGAGGCGATGCTATCAAGCCATGATGATTGCAAGCCAAAACGGACAATCATAGACCCGTCGGCGGCGGCTCTGATCGTGGAGCTGCGGAAACGAGGGCACCACACCCAGAATGCCGTCAATGATGTGGGGCCGGGGATTGCGGATGTATGCACCATGCTGTATAAGCAGGGCCTTGCATTTTCCAGCCGGTGCGTGAACACGTTGAAGGAATTCGGCCTGTACTCGTGGGACAAAAAGGCGGCTGATAACGGCGAGGATGCGCCGGTGAAGCAAAATGACCACTGTATGGATGCTATCCGTTATTTTGTAAAAACGATGAACCTGGTGAAAAAATTCGGAAAACCCGAATATATCCCGTTGCACAAGAGGTGATTGACGATAAAAACATATCAAGACTTTGAAAATGCGACCGATGTCGGGTCATTTATAAAATCGGCGGTGGAGGAACTGCGAAGCACAGCCCGCTATGCAATCGCCGCTGATGCAAATGAGTATTATGCCGGGCGCAATCCAACCACGGCAAAATATCAGAAATTCCTGCGGCAAGTGGATGGGAGCCTGACACCTGACCTGTACAGCGCAAACTACAAAACCAAGAGCGGATTTTTCCGGCTGGAAGTAATGCAGATCGTGCAATATGTGTTGGGGAATGGCATGACCTTCACCGAGGATGCGACAAAAACGGCCCTGGGCCAGGATGTGGACATAAAAATAGCCGACGCTGGGAAAATCGCCTTGACGGATGGTGTGGCGTTTTTGTTTTTCAACCTCGATCATGTAGAGGTTTTCGGCCTGGCTGACACCCCCAATAGGCCGGGGTTTTGCCCGCTCTTTGATGCGTACACAAATGAGCTTCGGGCCGGAATACGGTACTGGTATACCATGGACGGCACCAAGACCAAGACATTGACGGCGGTGCTATACACGGCTGATGGTTACACGGAGTATGTGGAGCGTTCCGGCAATATGGAGATGACCGAGGCGGGCCAGCGGCCCTACATCGTTACCACTACCAGCACAGCGGCCCACGGCGTGGAGACAGTGACTGGCAAAGGCTATGGCACACTTCCCATCGTCCCGCTCTGGGGAAACGACCTGCATCAATCCGAGCTGGTTTTTGTCCGGGAAACCATCGACTGCTACGACTTTATTAAGAATGGCCTGGCGAACGAGATTGATGACAATCCCGGGCTGTATTGGATGCTCAAAAATAGCGGCGGCATGGACGACATGGACATTGCCCAGTTTTTTGACAGGCTGCGGACGCTGAAAGCGGCGGTGGTGGACTCTGACGACCTGAG